TCATAGTACGGACTAACATTAAAATCAGTTTTCGATGGCATACAGTTTTCCTATTATTTAAAATTCAATAATTAATTTTATATTTTCTGTTTGGTCAGAGGCCCTTGTGATAGGACTTCTTTCTTCTACATAAAGAACATCACCAGAGTCAAAAGCAAATTCTGGATTTGAATATCCACTAGAGAATACAGTTCCGTTTACAGTAGCAGAACTACTTGTATTTGGTGTTGCAGCAGCACTTGAAGTTTGTCCTGTGATTGCATTTGCACCAGAGAAAGCAGTTTGATTACCATTACTATCTGTACCTACATCTGGAAATCTTGTTTGATAGTAGTAAAGAATTTTGTTTGTTGCGTCATACTCTACAACTTTACCAACAGCACCTGTTGTTGCCTGATTGATTTCTTCATCAGCAGTAAATGTTCCTGAAACAGAAGAAAATACAGCAGCATAAAGTTGTCGTCTTGTATCAGCACTTGCAATCGTTGTTGTACCAAAGTTAAATGGATTTCTTAAAAGTCCTATTCTTCTAAAGTCATTTGAAACTGTAATATCAGAAGTACCTTCAAGACCAACAAGTGATTTATTCATCATTACATAGAAACCACCTAATTCTTCTACAGAATTTTTACCATGTCCGCCTTTAGGTGGAATAATAACATTTAGATTATCGCCTGATCCAGCACCACCAGCGTTTGTAGCAGCGATGATATCAGCCGTTCTAATATATGCAAAAGTATATCCTGTTCCTGCAGTTGTAACTGAAGCAGCAGTAATTGCACCAGAACTAATTGTTACTGAAGCAACACCACTTGATCCGTCACCACGAATTGGTATACCAGAAATAGTTGAACCAGAAGAAGTACTAAAACTTGATCCACCAGCAACAACTAAGATTGTATCTAACGCACCGTTTACAGCAGCAGCCGATACAGTAGAGTCAGTTGAAACATGAGCGAAGTCAGATGACATAAAGTTTAATGTTTCAGCAGAAGTTAATGAATACATATATTTCCATCTGTAACCATCAGAAGTTTCAAATATTGAGTTTGAAGTAGAAGTTGGTTCTATCGTTGAAGCAGTTGCACCATCATTTTCAATAACTTTGTAAACAGCAAAAACACTATTCATAACAAAGTATGTAGAGTCGAATAAATTTGTTGCACCACTTGCAGCCGCATTAGTTGAACTTATATTATGTTCGTACATATCATAAGTTGTTCCCGTTGTCCAGTCTCGTCTTGGTATACAAAAAGAAACATCACTTGAGGAAATAATCTTTGCACCAATCATATCATCATATGCATAAAATTCTGAAACTACATCATCATTTGGTGTAGGTGGGGAAGCGTCTGTTCCCTCATTTATAGATACCCCTTGAGGATCTACATCGGTTGCCCAAGAATGTGAACGACCTATGAATAAGTAATAAGTTTCGCCAGAAGTTTCTGAGAAAGACTCACTAAACTGCTCTGCGTTGTTTATTCTAAATTTGTTTGTAATAATTGCTGCCATTGTTTTTTCCCATTGGTGTAAAAAAGATTATCTTTCTATTATTTATAAGAGTTTATGTAGGCGTTGTGGTTACTTCCGTAGGAAAAGTAAAATTAGTTTTATGATTCTGATTTGAAGTACTTCCATTGATATCAGATAATCTGACTGTTTCGCCATCTACAGCACTATTTAATGACCCTGTAAATCTCAAAGTAGCCCAATCTGCAAGAGTTGTACTAAATGAAGCACCTTGCTCACTTTGTATCACACCCCCACCCATTGAAGTTTCAAGTAATAACTCACTTTTTCCTGTTGCCGTTCCGCCTTCTAGTACTATTGCGTTATTTTGTGCATAAGCAGATAACCCAAATGTACTTAATGTTTTTAGTCTAGGACCTGCATATGCAAATCCATTACTCACACTTGTTCCTCTTGCTGTATAACTATTTAGTGAGTAAAAACTGTTACGATTTCTTTGCTCTAGTTGTATAGTTGTTTCAGGAGACAAGTTTAAGTCTTTTGTTGCACCTGTATATGGTGCTCTAAAGTCATCATGGACTTCAACAGGTACTCCTGCCCTTGCAATTGCACTAGATCGTTTAGTCAATCCGTCTAATTCAACACCATTACTCATATTTTTTAATCCTACACCTAATCTTCTACCAAATATAGTAGAGAATAGAGTATTCAATCTCATATAGATAGGACTATCAAGTGTGCCAGAGAATAATCCACTAGATAATGAAGCACCAACTGGTTGTTTAACCTGTAGGTTCAATCTTGTTTGTATATTCACTTCACCTGTTACATAGAATCCAGATGGATGTACTGCTCGTTTTATAGAATCACGCCACTCACCGATATCTTTTGCAACTCTAATCACATAAGAATAATCTTGATAGTATAAACTATCTTGAATTTTTTTAGAACCTTCTGATATATGTCCATCTTGATTTACATACTTACCTTCAGTTGTAATCTTTTCACTAATTGTTCCACTACCAGTTAAAGGATCTGATTTTGCAACTACAGCTGTTGTGCCACCAGAAAATGTAACTGTATCACCAATCTCAAAAGAAGTTGCTGAAGAAGCATATTTTAAAAGAGGTGCTGTAAAGTTAGTTACTGATCCAGATGACCCACTAATATTTGATGTAAATGTTTCAGTATCAGATATCGCTCCAGAAACTGTTTTTAAAACAGCATATCTTGGAAATGCATATGTTGGTGCTGATGTATAATCTATACCGTGTTCAATAATATTTAAAGAAGTTGCACGACCAATTTCATCACCAAAAGGAATTACAGTTACACTTGCACCATCGAATGCTATATCTGTTAATACTCGACCACCATCTTCAAATTCAATTCTACTATGACCATCTGTTCCAGAATCTGTCGCATTCTCTAATGCCATAAATCTATCACCTGAAATAGTTGCAGTTGGTAAAGTTGTATAACCAGAACCACTTGCAATCATTCTTATATCTGTTACATCTCCATTACCTGTTGCATTTTCTTGAACGATCTTATTACCAATATAACGATCAGCAACACCTACTAAATTTTCAAATACAATATGTTCGTCTGCCTCAAAATTATAAGGTCTATCTGGTTCGTGTTCTTGATTAACAATATAATCTATTTCAGAAACTTGTGACCCGCCATCTGTCTCATTTAATAAATGTCCTACTTCATTTTCTAGTTCAATCTTAACTTCATTCTCTTGCATTTGCGAAGCAGAATCTAAAAACTTACCAATAGTACCATCACCAAAATCTTCTAGTAATAAATCACCAGAACCTGTACCTGTGATTGTTCCACTTTCTAACTCAACATGAATATCTACACTTCCTGTCTCTGGTGCAAAACCACCATTAACAATTGAAACTTCTGCTTCAGCAGTTCCTGAACTAAAGGTTAATGTATCACCTTCTTCATATCCTGTTCCTGCAGCATCCACTATAACTTCTGAAACACCTGCACCAGATATATCTAAAACTTGTATTCTACCACCAGAACCAGCACCGCCCGTAAGAGTTGCTTCGTCACCTACTGTTATTGTACTGCCATCGTTACCTACTGTGGCAGTTGCTAAAGCTTTACTGACTGTTACCTTTACTTGTTGGTCAGGGTCAAGATTACTTACACCAGAAATTATAGCACCTGTAAAGAAAGTACCAACTACTGTCTCATCATTAATTGAAATCTCAATAATTTGTGTAGTACCTTCTTGAAACTTTAAAACATTTTCAACAATTGCACTTGCGAAGTTTATATCAGAGCTTGCAGGATTATTTAACTGTGTGATTGTTTGACCCACTAATTCAATAGGATTGTGAACAGCTTGTGCTTCAGTTTGTGTACAACGAAGAAATGTATCGGTTGACCATTTACCATCTGATACTCTAAGCATATCATCTGTCGGTGTATATACTTCAGCATTTTCATTAAATAGAATTGAGAAGAATGCTTTATGTGCTTTTTCTGTACCCTTTGCACGATACAAAGATTTAATGTTTTTAATTAACTTTCTAGTATCTACAGCTTTGTCTATATCTTTAGGAATTGTATTAAGAAACTCATCTTTCATTTGTGATAAGAAATCACTTATTGTATGGTCAGGATCAGAGTAGTTTAATAGTTGTTGTATATTTTCAACAGGATTAGCACGATATTTTTTTATGTTTGCAGTTGCACCAGAAATTGAACCAGTAACTATTTCGTTTGTTTCAAAAGCATTATTTGCTGAAATAAATAAACGAGAATTGTTTATCATATCTTCTGTGAGAATAGTTGCCGTAGCATTAGAGGTTGATCCAGTAATTACTTCTCCTTTTTGAAAAGAACCACCGAAAGAAAGTTGCTCGTCTACAATTCTACCACCAGCATCCAAACCATGTGTAGTTGTTTGATTAAGTAGTACATAACTATTGGTTGATGTTTCTGTCTCTAAAAGAATATTGTCAATTGAAGTAATTGTCTCTAAATTTAATTCAGCAGATTCCATAAACAAGAAATATGACTCAATAAATTCTACAAATTTAGGATGATCCGACAGTACATATTCAGGAACCTGCGATCCTATTTGATTACTTAATTTTTTTTTATATGTATGTTTAAAATCGGTCATTGCTATCCAATGTTAAGAATAACTACTAGTAGTTACATAAGATGTTCCTGCTTGTGAACTTCCACTTTCTATTTCATCTATATCAGCAGATATACTAGAATTTGATACATCAATTTCTAGAACTTGATTTCGTACAGGAACAATGTCATTTGAATTTGGTAGAGTAAAAATTCTAACCCGAGTACTAGCAGCGCCATCAACATTTGAAATACTAGTAATATGAGCAGAAGTCAATACCACTTTACCAGTTGTATAATCAACAGTACCGTAAGATGAACTTGTATATACTCTAACTGTTCCATTTAAATAGTAAACTCTTAAATTTCCAGCACCATCGTCATCTAAAAAATGTTCGTTTAATGAAAGGTCATCATTGATCTTAAATCCAGTTGAAGAAATAATACCACCAGCACTTGCATTGTGACCAGAGTGTGGGTTGAAAAATGCATTACTAAAATTGAGTGTGTATTTTAATCCTTCATTTAAAGTTGGTGTGATGAACTTATACATTTTAACTTTAGTGACATTACTTAAAATAGCTGGATCGGTAGCGTCAATTAAAGTAGTCACAGCAGAATGTCTAAACATACCTGTAAAATTTTCCAATGTATCATTATTGTAAGATGTAATCGTATTTAATACATTTGTTTGAATTGTTGATAATGCAAGTGTAGATATGCTTGAATTATATTTGAAACTTGTAGTGAGAGTTAAGAAAGTTGTTTCAGGATCAATTATAACAGGAGTTACTGAAGCAACAGCATATGATTTAAGACTTTGTACAATACTTGTTTTTGTAGCAGTTGTTAAATTACTTCCTGATTTTGCTTTAACAGAAATATAAACTTTACCAAATGCAACAGGATCAGCATCTTCACCGCCATAAACTTGAACTGATTGAGCGTTTGCATATAAACTCTTAACAAGAACTTTATAATCTTCAGCCGTCACAGCACGATCTTGAGCAGTATAATCTCTTGGTGCATTATACTTAATTGAACTAATTGACTCTTGATTAGAACCACCAGCAGCACCACTATTTGTTGTGATAGTAACATCAGTAAATCCACCAAGTGTACCTGATAAACTAAAAGCACTAGCACCATTAGGTGCATCCGCATTACAGACAATATAATCTAGTATAACAATATTACCATCTTCAATTTTTTTTCCTAAAACACCATCACCAAAATAAATTTCAAATCTTCCACTTTCTACCTCTTGTAAAAAGTAAACTTTAGAAGTAGAATCTAATGAAGTAATTCCATTAACTAGTGAATATGTATTTGTAATTGAGTCAGATGACGAGTTTTGAACTTTAACAGTTAAGGTGCCTGTATCCACATTATCATTGGGTACAATAAATCTTTGGTCAATATCAGTAGAGTTAACTGTGTATTTAAAGTTTAAAAGTGAACCTTCTTTAAGTTCAACATTACTGAATATGTAAACGCCATCAGCAGGAATAATACTAATGTCAGCATTATTTACAAAGGCATATGATTGTCCATTTACACTTGAAGTAAATTTAGTTCCTCTTGACATAGTAATAGAAGAACCACTTCCGTTGTTTACGAGTGCGTTAATATTTGCAGTAGAAGAACCAGCACTTGTTGGTGTGTATCCAACTTGTTTCGCTAAAGAGACAACACTTGATCTTAAATCAGCACTATCAAGATACATTTCATTTGCTAACATATTAGCATTGTATCCAAGGTAGTGTGTGTTATATGATAATACATCTAGAAGAACTGACATACCAGATCCTTCAAAATCATAATCTCTAAATTCATCTTGTTGAGATAAGAATGTTTTAAGATTATCTTTTATCGTATCAAAATCTAATTCTGATATATCTAATTTAGTTGCCATATTATCTTAGTCTTTCTAAAAATGATTCTACAAACACAGGTTCTTGATGATTTACCACATAGAAAGATATCGTACAAGCATATGAGTTTCTATCGAATTGTGGTTGTGTATTTACTTGAACTAGTCTTGCTCTAGGTTCATAATTTTTAAGTAGTAGTTCTACCTCTTTTGAAATAGCGTGAGTCATTTGAGGAGTAATATTTTCAAATAACATTGCTCTCAAATTAGATCCAATTTCAGGATGAAAAGGTTTTTCGTAGTGATTTGTATTAATCAAGTTCCGCACACTTCTTTTTACAGCTTCAATATCTGTAATTTTTTGAATATCTTTTGTAGCAGTGTTCTGTTGAAAGTCTAAGTTTAAGTCTTTATAGACTCTCTCACTTCTTTTACTTTCATTACTTTGTGTAGCGTCATATCTTGACATTCGTAATCTCTCCTATTACAATATTTATACCGATTGTTTAACCCCCAGCAAATACATTA